GGCTACATTTACCGCAAAAAAGATGACTACTTCTATAAGTGTCAGAATTGTGGTATCGGCCATTCCATGTATAACTTTATCAGTCATCTAGATCCTGAAATGGTGAAAGAGTATGCACTTGAAACATATTCAAATGTTAAAGTTCAAATCGATGTAAAAGTCTCAGACTTTAAATTTGAAAAACCAATCTTTAAAGCAAAGATTAATCTACCAAAGATATCAGAATTAGATGATGAACATTATGCAAAAAAGTATTGCTTAAATCGAAAGTTTAGTGTAAAATGCTTAGACAAGCTCTACTTTGCAGAGAGTTTCAAACGGTTCGTAGATGAAATTCTACCAGACAATGAAAAGAATCTAAAAGAAGATGATCCTAGATTGATCATACCATTCTTTGATATTGATGGATCACTCCTTGCAATTCAAGGCAGAGCACTTCGTGATTCGAAGATTCGATATATAACTATCAAAATAAATCAAGATAGTATTAAGATATTTGGTCTAGACACAGTAAACAAAGATGAGAAAGTATATGTGACTGAAGGTCCTCTAGACTCTCTGTTTCTACCCAATGCAGTTGCTACTGCTGATGCAAATTTGACAAATGCAGTCAACTATATTACTAAAGATAAGTTGGTGTTGGTGTTTGACAATGAACCAAGAAACAAAGACATCTGTAGGTTAATGGACGAAGCAATCGAGAAACATTTTCAAATCTGTATTTGGCCAGAGATGATGCAAGAGAAAGATATTAATGATATGATTCTAAACGGGTTCTCATCAGATGAGATAAAAGATATCATAGATAACAACACGTTTGTTAATCTCAGAGCAAAGTTTGAATATACACAATGGAAAAAGATTTAAGGAGTTTTGAATGAAAGTTAGTCTAGTCTCTTATTCGCGGGATCTTGAAGATAGAAGTCTCCTTAATCAAGTTGCATATGCTGCACGAGTTTCTAATCCAGGTAATCAGAACAATGAAGAAACCGCAGAGAAGTTAGTTCGATATTTGATTAAACATCAGCATTGGTCTCCACTTGAAATGGTATCATTGTGTTTAGAGATTGAAGTGACTAGAGATATTGCACGGCAGATTCTTCGGCATCGATCATTCTCATTTCAAGAGTTTTCACAACGATATGCTGTTGCGAATTTAGGATGCGAATTCAAAGAGACTCGATTGCAGGATACAAAGAATCGCCAAAACAGTATTGAAACTGAAGACCAATCACTTGCAAATGATTGGCAAGAAGCTCAACGGAGAGTTTTAATTACATCTCAACGTGAATATGAATGGGCTATCGCAAATGGTATTGCAAAAGAACAGGCACGTGCTGTTCTTCCTGAAGGACTTACTTTATCACGCATGTACATGAATGGAACACTCCGTTCCCATGCCCACTATATACAACTTAGGTCTGGAAATGGAACACAGAAAGAACATCGTGAAATAGCTCTGGCATGCGCTAAAGCTATTGAACCAATATTTCCAATGATTATGGAATTCGTTGATAGTGAATCTAAACTATAATATTACTAAATATATGGACTAGGACTCACTATATTGAGATATAAAATGGGAAGAAAAAGTACTTATTCTATTGGACAATTATTTGGTAATTTAGAGGTATTAGAAATCATACCTTCGAATGAACAAGGCAAACATGTAAAAATGAATTGTCTGTGTCATTATTGTGGAAAAGAAAAAATAATAAACGGCGCAACTATAAAAAGACGAAATAGTTGTGGTTGTAAACAAAGAGAGAGTTCCGAATGGAAACATGTTGGTCCAAAGAATAAACCTTGGCAATTGGATAGTGGAGTTTCTGCCAAAAATAATATTGAATATCAATATAAAAGAGGCGCAAAAAAACGAAATCTTCAATATGAATTAACTATAGAAGAATTCGATGAGTTGATAATTGGTGCTTGTGTATATTGCGGTCAATCCAAAACACAAACTGCTCACGGTCAAGGTAAAACTAGTGGTGACTTTTTATATACCGGTATAGATAGAATAGATTCAACATTAGGATATATAAAATATAATTGCGTATCATGTTGCTGGAATTGTAATGATATGAAGAAAAATAGAAATGTTGAGGATTTTAAGCGACATATTAAAATGATATATAATAATCTCAATAAGGAACATCGTGATGTAGCACTCGCTTGTGCAAAAGCAATTGAACCTGTCTTTCCACTGATTACGGAGTTTACGAATGAATAGTCACGAAGATGTTAAAGTTTTTATGGATGCATGTGATCAGAACGAAGTTGGATTTGGGTCACAATCTTCATTGTATTTCAAACTAATAGTTGAAGAGTTTTGGGAATTAAAAAAAGCATTTGAAGAGAAAGATTTAGTCGAAATTGCAGATGCGTGTGCTGATCTAAAATGGGTAATTGAGGGACTAGAACATACATTAGAATTGCCACAACAAGATATATGGAATGAAGTTGCCCGGAGTAATCTAAGTAAGATATCATCGACAGGTAAAGTTTTAAAACGGAATGATGGTAAGGTGTTGAAACCAGAAGGATGGTCACCGCCAGACATTAAAAAAATACTAGAAGACAGGAATTAAAATGACACCAGGAATCGTACACGGAATTAAAGTTGATTATTCTAGAGATATTCTATTTGATGATCTAGGAATTAAACGACTTCAAGAGTCGTATATGAAAGAAAGTGAAGCATCCCCACAGGAGAGATTTGCATATGTTAGTAGTGTTTTTGGATCAAATAAAGATCATGCTCAGCGTCTGTATGATTACAGTAGCAAGCATTGGCTTAGTTATTCTACTCCCATTCTTAGTTTTGGTCGCTCTAAACGTGGGCTTCCTATCTCATGTTTTCTTAACTTCATTGAAGACACTGCGGAGGGACTAGTTGATAATTTATCTGAAACTAATTGGCTTTCTATGCTCGGCGGTGGTGTTGGCATTGGTTTCGGCATTCGCTCGGCTGATGATAAGTCTACGGGAGTTATGCCGCACCTTAAAATGTATGACGCATCATCTCTCGCCTATCGACAAGGTAGGACTCGCCGCGGTAGTTATGCTGCATATCTCGATATTAGTCACCCTGATATTATTGCCTTCCTAGAAATGCGTAAACCCACCGGAGATCCAAATCTTCGGTGTTTGAATCTGCACCATGGTATTAATATCACAGATAAGTTCATGCAGATCATCGAAAAGTGTATGATTGATCCTACTGCTGATGATTCATGGCAATTAGTTGATCCTTATTCACATGAAGTTCGTGAAACTGTTTCTGCCAAACATCTATGGCAAATGATTCTTGAACTTCGGATGCATACTGGTGAACCATATATCCATTTCATCGATACTAGTAATCGTGCTATGCCACAGTTTCTAAAAGATAGGGGTTTGAAGATTCAACAAAGTAATCTCTGTTCTGAGATTATTCTACCGACCAATGAAGAGAGAACAGCAGTATGTTGTCTATCTTCCGTTAATCTGGAGTACTATGATGAATGGAAGAATGAACCACTTTTTCTTCAGGACGTTGCCGAAATGTTGGATAACGTTTTGGAATATTTTATTAGTAATGCTCCAACTACTATATCTAGGGCTGTTTATTCTGCCTCTAATGAGCGGTCTATTGGTGTTGGAGCTTTGGGATTTCATGCGTACCTACAGCAAAAAGGTATTGCGTTTGAAGGAGTAATGGCTAAAATCTGGAATAACAGTATCTTCAAAGATATGAGAAAAAAACTAGATGAAGCAAATCTTCATCTTGGTAAAGAAAGGGGTGAAGCACCAGATGCAGAGGGAACTGGACGTAGGTTTAGTCATATGTCGGCTATTGCTCCTAATGCTTCCTCTTCTATCATTATGGGCAATACATCTCCTTCTATTGAACCTTATCGTGCTAATGCTTATAGACAAGATACTCTTTCGGGTTCTTTCTTAAACAAAAACAAATATCTTGATGCAATTATCAAAAAAGAATGCGAAAAGAATAAGAAGTTAGATTACCAAGATATCTGGTCTTCTATCATCGCTAATGATGGTTCTTGCCAACATCTTGATTGGTTAGATGAGAATGATAAGGCAGTCTTTAAAACTTCGATGGAGATTGATCAGCGTTGGGTAATCGAACATGCTGCTGATCGCCAACAGTATATTGATCAGGCACAATCTTTGAATGTGTTCTTTAGACCTGATTCGCATATTAAATATATTCATGCTATTCACTTTATGGCATGGAAAAAGGGTGTCAAGACTCTTTACTACTGTCGTTCTGAGAAACTTGCAAAAGCAGATAAAGTTTCTAAGAGAATCGAACGTCAAGTAATTAAAGAACTTGATATGTCTGCATTAGTGCAGGGAAATGATTGTATTTCATGTGAAGGATAATTATTAAATAAAAGTGTAATATATGGATAATGTTTTTGTTTGGTGGTTGTTTCGAATAGTAGAAATGATCACCTGCATACATATCATACTAAACGTATGGCATCACTGGTAAAGGAATAAAATGCATTACAAATCAATCTTCATATCTGATGTTCATTTGGGATCTAAAGAATGTAAGGCTGATAGACTAAACAATTTTCTAAAAGAAAATAGTTGTGATACATTATATCTTGTTGGTGATATCATTGATGGATGGAAAATACAACAAAACAAATTACAATGGAAACAAAGTCATTCTAATGTAATTCGTAGATTTTTAAACTATAGCAAAGATGGAAGTAGAGTAATCTATATTGCTGGTAATCATGACGAATTTCTTAGACCATTCATGCAGTATAAACTTGCATTTGGTAGAATTGAGATTCATAATCAATTCGAACATCTAGGTGTGGACGGAAAGAGATACCTAGTAACGCATGGTGATCTATTTGATGGAATTACTAGACTTGCACCTTGGTTAGCATTTCTAGGAGATAAAGCATATGACTTCATTCTTTCACTCAATAGTAAGTTCAATTGGATACGTCATCGTTTTGGTTTTGGGTACTTTAGTCTTAGTAAATACCTTAAACATCGAGTAAAAAAAGCTGTAGACTTTATCTTTCAATTCGAAAAGAATCTTGCAGAGTATTGTAAGAAACGCGGATTCGATGGTGTAATATGTGGACACATACATCATGCAGAGATTAAAACTATAGATGGTATAATCTATATGAATGATGGTGATTGGGTTGAATCGTTGACTGCATTAGTTGAACATGTAGATGGTAGATGGGAAATCATTACTTACACTAAAGGAGACTCTAATGTGGTTACTACTTCTGATAGCAGTACACTCGACGAATCCGAATGATATACCAGGAAGACTATCTTTGGAGTTTGAAACAAAAGAATCGTGTGAACATAGTCTCAGTACTTTAAAATATTGGTTAAAATTCGATACATTTAAGGTAGAAGGCAAATGCGTAAGAAAATCTTAATTGTCACCGACAATATAAAGGATCAAATAAATGGCGTTGTCTCGACTTTTAACAATATTGAAATATGCGCTGATTCTGATGGGTACGATTTTGTTTATATTGATCCCGGGCAGTTCTCTTATATTGATTGCCCTGGTTATGCTGAAGTTAAAATCTCTTGGCCTCGAGGAATCGGAAAAAGAATTGAAGAGATTAATCCAGATCACATTCACATTGCTACGGAAGGGCCCGTAGGTTTAGCAGCACGAATTTGGTGCGACATGCATGGATACTTCTACAATACAAGTTATCATACAAAGTTTCCAGAGTTTCTGAATACTTTATATAAAATACCTGTTGGGATAACATATCGATATGTCAGATGGTTTCACAAGCACTCTGGTAGAGTTCTCACAACTACTGTTTCTATGGTAAAAGAACTTGAATCGAGGGGATTCAGAAGTGATATAATCCCATGGACACGAGGTGTTGATAGATCTGTTTTAAAACCTACTATCACTCGCAGAAAGAATACATCACCAATAGTTCTATATGTGGGAAGAGTTTCTAAAGAAAAAAATCTAGAAGATCTCTGTACACTACAGAATAAGTATGTTATCATTATTGTTGGTGACGGTCCTCACAGAAAAGAACTGGAAGAGAAGTATGAAAAAGTAAAGTTCGTTGGATACAAGAAAGGTAGTGAATTGGCTGATTATTATAATAGTGCTGATGTGTTTTGCTTTCCTAGCACAAACGACACATTCGGTATCGTAATGATAGAATCGTTAAGTGTTGGCACACCAGTTGCTGCATATGACGTTACTGGTCCTAAAGATATTGTACACAACGGCATAAATGGTTACATCGGTCCAGATTTATCGGAATCAATAAATAAGTGTCTCTCTTTAAATAGAAAATTAGTTAAAGAAACATCGAAAGAATGGACATGGGAAAACTGTTGGACAATTTTCAAAAATAATTTAATTAAGGCTAGAGGATAAAATGACTAAAGACGGCAAACTAACACTCACGGACGAAAGGGATCATTTCAAACCCTTTAATTATCCTTGGGCGTATGAAGCATGGTTGAAACATGAACAATCTCATTGGTTGCACACAGAAGTACCAATGTCAGAAGATGTACAAGATTGGAAAAAGCGTTTAACTGAAAACGAGAAATTGTTTCTAACACATATCTTTAGATTCTTTACACAGGGTGACATTGACGTTGCCGGTGGTTATGTGCGCAATTATTTGCCACACTTTCCACAACCAGAAGTTAGAATGATGCTTGCAGGTTTTGCTGCCCGTGAAGCGCTGCATATTGCTGCATATTCACATTTGATTGAAACTCTTGGTCTGCCAGAAACAACATACAATGAGTTTCTTTCTTATCAAGAAATGCGTGACAAACATGATTATGTCAGAGACATTTCAGACCAAAACACCACACCGGAAAATACTGCAACACACATTGCTGTCTTTTCTGCATTCACTGAAGGTATGCAGTTATTCTCTTCGTTCATTATGTTGTTGAACTTTCCACGAAATGGTTTGATGAAAGGTATGGGTCAAATCGTTACTTGGTCGATTGTTGATGAAACAATGCACGCTGAATCCATGATTAAATTGTTTAGAACATATATAGAAGAAAATAAGCAAATCTGGAATGATGAACTCAAATCGAGAATCTACACTATCGCAGAAAAAATGGTTGATCTTGAGGAGAAATTTATTGACCTCGCTTTCAAGATGGGTGATATGCGGGATCTTACTTCTGGTGATGTTAAGCGATATATTCGCTATATCGCTGATCGGCGTCTTATTTCTTTGGGCCTCAAAGGAATATTTAAAGTAAAGAAGAATCCACTACCGTGGGTAGAAGAGATGATTAATGCACCGACTCACACTAACTTTTTTGAGAATCGTGCAACAGATTATGCTAAGGGCGCTCTAACTGGAAATTGGAGTGATGTTTGGGCTAATTAAGGAGATTTAAATGTCAGACAAAATTATAACAGCAGATTGCAATAATTGCGAGTCAACATTTGAGATTGCATATGAGGTAGAACTAGTGTCGGATGAATTACCTAGTTTCTGTCCATTTTGTGGTGAAGCAATAGAAGATATCACAGAACAAGTGTATGAGGAAGAAGATGAAGATGATGTTGAGGGATGGGAGTGACCTGGAAATTTGAGGGATCAGATTTCACGGAAAATCAAATAGATGAATACTATGGGTTTGTCTATTTGATTACTAATCTCGAAACCAATAAAAAATACATTGGTAAGAAGTTTTTCTACTCAGCGCGAACAAAAACCTTGAAAGGCAAGAAGAAAAGGTATAAGATAGCATCTGACTGGCAAACTTACTACGGTTCGAACACGGAACTTCAGGCCGACGTGAAGTTGCTGGGTGAACAGATGTTCCTCAGGGAAATTCTATATCTCTGTAAAACTAAGGG